CATCAGTCAAACCCGGCGTTCCCAAACGGGGAACAGTCAACCTACCTTTGCGAGCTCCAAAACCAATTTTCATAGTAACTGCCTGTTTAGCAGACAAGTCCCAATTAAGAATCTGTTGATAGCCCTCATACTTTGCAACCATATCAGCTTGACCATTTGATGTTTGGTTACCAATCTCTGGTTCCCATGCAACGCGTAGTCGACCGCGATGGAATGAAGTTTGGACTGTCTGCAGTCGAACGCACATAGTACCCCGCCAATACCGAAAGTTGATGGCTGCTAAGGCACATGGTGTCAACTGGACTCGTCTGACTGTAGGCAATTCAGAGCTTGTTTGCAACTCAGTTACGCAATGGAAAGGCGCTATCGGTAATATGAGAATGGGGTCATCCACATTCAAGGCACTAGCAAAATAAGTGCGACACAGTAATGATGGTCGAGCACAAAATGAAGCAAGGGCCAAAGGATCATTGGAATCTCCATTTATGACAGCCGGATCTACAATAACATTGTTGGCATGGTCCAACCCCAAATTGCGAACCTTTTTGGGAAATGTTACGCTTGATTCAACTGGGAAAGAATATCCAGTCACATATTGGGGTAAAGCCGTATCGGGTCTGGGGGTATATCCGAAAAACTGTAGCACCTTTGATCCAGCACCAGCAATAGTCTCAGCCAAAGTGGCATAAGAACCAATGACTGGAATGTACTTGAAAACTGATGCAGCAGAAGCAATCGATGACGCGATCTGAGATGGCTTGCGTTCTTGCCCCTGGGGTACAGCAGTTGCCACACCAGAAGACAACCACGCCTTCGCATTAATCGCGCGTACGAAAACATCGATAGTAACTCCAGCAGTTGTCGCCACCTGCATATTCCGTAACGTTGCCAACGATTCGAAATGTAATGTTCCCATAGCAGTCAATTCCTGTCCGAATAATGTAGCCTGATTTGTTGCATTGGTACCGATCATGTTGTTGACTCGCAAGGCATTGAAAGGGTGTACGAATGGTAAAACCAACTTTCCTCCTGTTGAACTAGCTACGTCCAAATAAGTACATTGTCGCTGAGATCTTGCTAGCAACGTGAAATTGACGCCACCTGAAAAATTTTTCAAGGTGGTACCAGCCACTATGCATCCATCTTCCGGTAAATAACCACCAGAATAGTCAGATAAAGAGCAAGGATCATTAGCACGTGTTTTGTACATGGAGAAAAGAGGACGATAGGAAGCCATAATCTGGGAAAATCTGAATGGCGACCCATTAATCCTTATCTCGACCTCCAAATCTGCTGATAAGCGAGAAAATCCAAGTAACTTCGGCGCGATACTAGCATGAGAAAAGTAAGAGTACCAAGGAGATAATTGTTCTGCAAACGAAGTGTTGTCATCCCACTCCCAAGATTGAACCAATATTGGTCGCTCGAAGAAATGAGAGATATCCATACCATTCTGAGTGACAGTAGCCTTTGTTGGAATGTAAGACATGTCGTTCTCTAAGAAAGGTGATGCATCTATGAATGTTTGCTGCTGATGTACCTCCATAGGTTCAGTTGTTGCTTGTATGTCGTTAGGCAAGTGTTTCCCGCATAGTTATGCCTATTCTAAACGGTATCGTATTTTCGAGTAAACCACTCTCACCTAAAAAGGTGTTTCAGGGATTGCCTGTGGTTGCTCATGATCACGCCCAATACTACAAGATGAAAATCCAAAGAAAAATTCTATGTAGCGGTAAAACTGCTTGATCAGGGACTATTTTGGTTGTGACAATAGTCGCTCGCCACACAATTGTTGCCAAGTGTGAGTAGTTTAACGACCTCTTCAAGTCATAAAGGGGGTTTTTCCACGCTATACCCCCAGAAACGTACATAACTAACCAAAGCCAGCGCTCCATCCATTACTAGAGCGCAGGTATTTATATACCCCTCCGCAGGGGTTGGAGCGCCTCAGCACTCCAACACTTCTATCGGATCAGGGTCAAAGGGGGTATAAATACCACCCGTGACCCAGGCCCTCATGTACTCATCGTACGAAGGCCACCCGGAAGGGAATACTGCCTGCTTGTGCATCTCTAGATTGTGCTCCTTGCAGAACTGTTCGCATAAGTTCACGGCCTGTTCGAAAGGACATCGTCCATATTGAATGAATTCAAAGAGCATTGAACCAAGCACTTGCACTATACGGTTGTTCAAATCATCTGGTGATTTTTTGGTTTCCATCGAGAGCATCTTCTGAATTGTGGCGAACTCTATCGGGCACGTGACAATCGTGTTGACTTGACCATCAAGCTCGTAAGTTGTATAACGCCAAGAACGTTTCAAGAAAGATGGATTGTCCACGTAATCTGTAGCCACACTACCCTTGTCACTCGCAGTGTACATCACGTTGATTTGAGCCAAAGCTTTTGTAGCAGTCGGCTGCGTGAACTGTAGGCACGACTCGTGGATATTGAGTATGTTATCATCGCCATATGTCATAACACGGACTTTCTCGAAAAAATCTTCATCTGGATAAACAGATTCGAAAGCATAAATCATGTACATCAGATTTGCAATACCGTTGATGATGACAGTTAGCGGATGCCCAGAAGCATTGGTACCGTGAAGCCGCAATATGTCTCCAAAAAAGAGCGTAGTTGGGTTGGCGATGTCATTTGCCAAAGCATCCAACATAGTCTCGAATTCACGCTTCTCTTGAGGATCTAATTCATCGTAGTAGTCAGTTTGCTTAAGTAATTCTCGTAATACAGACCAGGCGGCCAACAGCCATTCTTGACCCATACGCTGATCGTAACTACTAAAATCACCACATATAAAGTGTTTGCCCCAACCGTCAGGTACGAGATGTTCCATAAGTTTGGCCCACTCTTTACTGAAGCAATTAGTTCCAACTGCAATGCCTGTGTGTAATCCGAATTCCTGTATCAAAGAAACCAAAGCTAAGTAGTACTTGCGCACAACAAAGGTGGTCTCAACGTTCACTGCTTGAAAAACGCGAATCTTGCCGTACTTGCTCTTACGTATTGCTGCACGACACGTTTCACGATTTTCTAATTCTCTCTCCAATTGTTCTGGTAAGTCTGTCTTCTCGCATGAGACTGGCTCATCTTTGTACGTTGCAGTAAAAATGACTCCTGGGCGAATACCACACCGAGCTCTATTTTCCAAAGCAGCAATGCGTTCGCGAATCGATTCTGGGATGTCATATTTGTGGGGATCTCGAGAGCGTAACGTAAAAAGTTCCTTCTTGGTACCTTTGTGGGGGAATCCCGCACTGCTCCTCATGTTCATCGATTTGATAAACTTCGCACCATCGATACCGTTGACTGTTTCATCTTCCGTCAAGGGACGAATCTTGCGCAAACGATCTACGAATTCAGGGTTAGACATGTAATGTTTAAACACCTTCTCACTCAAAGCTCGCACACCAGTAGTCTCCAAACACTCTTTCACGTCAGTCGCCACATCACAAAATCTAAACTTCGGAATCCAACCAAAGCGTGTCAAAGACGGCGGCGTGAACTTGCCCAAAATGGTCAACGGTACATTGAAATCGATACTACGCGGACATAGGTGTAAAATTCGCTTGTTTGCCCACCAGGTGACGAATCGGCTAGCGACGAAGTTTGTATCTCTATTCGAACGCTGTACGTGGGAACCGAGATTCCCGAGCACAGTCGGTTCAGTGCCAGCATCGTCACCCATGTAAGCCAACGGGCATTTCTTATGATGGCCCGGCAAAACACTCTTGCCTTGTGCATTCAAATCACTCATCAATTGGGAATCATCGTCTAGTATTTTCCTATAGCGCCTGACATTCTGTAGTAAACCCATCACATCATCTGCGCTGACCGGTAA